AATGCTGCAATGATGCAAATCAAATCAGGCTTTTTATATATAAAGATTGCCCTACAGCTATACAGGGTATGAAGCTAACCAAGCTTAAAAAAGGCGCTGGTTTCGTGGAGGATGACTCTAAAGAGTACCAGCACATTTCCACTGCGCTGGGCTATGGCATTTGTGCTACACTTGAATCCATAAATAGCAAACCACAAGGGACGGTGTTTTTATGAAACATAACTTTATGGATGAGGAAACTATTTCCTACTTGAATCAGGAAATAGAGGATCAGCAGACAAGGCTAACAGTCAATAATGACCTACTAGATATCTACGAAGGTGATGTCTTAAAAAGCTTGATGAAAAAACTGCTAGATGACCTTGGGGAAAACTCTTCGCAGCAAGCCCACTCCAGAGCTGTTCCTGTCAACATACTTCGCCAAGTTACTAACAAGCTATCCACAATCTATCAAAATACACCTAGGCGGTTTGTGGAGCCTGAAAAGCAATCGGATATCGAACTGCTTGAGTGGTATGAGGATCAACTAAAAATCAACCATAACCTCAATTACAATAATGAACTGCAAAACATATTCGGCTACACCTATCAGCAGGTAGTCATTAATAACGGAAAACCCCACACAAGAGCTATTCCTAATACCAAGTTTGTGCCGATCAATACTAACAAGGTAGATCCTACCGAACTAAATATCATAGTTCTACTCATGGGTGAAAACACCAGTGTCGACGGTAAAGAAAACGTACAGATTAGGTGGGCATGGTCAGACGATCAATTTGTGATATTTGATAGCAACGGATCCATTAGAACCGATCTAATGCTTGAGCGCCTAGACGTTGACCCCGATGATTCGATTGCAGACCTATTTGTAAATCCCCTTGGTAAGATACCTGGGGTATACCTGACTACGTCTAAAAATAGCATCATGCCACCTATTCCACATGACATATTGCAGCTATCGTTGCTAGTTCCAACGCTTCTCACAGACCTCAATTTTGCAGCTAAGTTCAGCATCTTCTCTATCCTCTACGGTATTGACGTGGATGACGAGAATCTAAAGATGTCTCCGGCTGTATTCTGGCGCTTTAAGTCTAAGCAAGGCGGTGAAAAGCCTCAAATCGGTTCTATTAAACCTGATTGTGATATCGACAAGGTATTAAACCTAGCGGCTACCGAACTAGCTCTATGGCTTCAGTCCATTGGCATCCGGCCTGGTGCAGTGGGTAAACTTAACGGCAATAATTTTGAATCTGGTATTTCAAAGGTCATTGACGAAGCTGATATCCAAGACCACCAGTCCAAGCAGCAAACCATGTATGGATATTTTGAGAAGGACTTCTGGGACTTGGTGCTCCACACAATGCACCCATATTGGCTTGCCTTTGTAGAACTAGATGAGAGTGTACCCACAAACATATTCACTCCTACATCATCGGTTAGTATTTTATTTACCAAGAAAATACCAGTCCATAGCCGTGGAGCGCTTGCCAAAGATTACATGGTTGAAATTGATGGCATGCTTATATCAAGACGTGAAGTGATGAGGCGCCTAAACCCTGAGTTTTCTGAAGCCAAGATTGATGAGCTGCTAGCTGAGATAGCTGAGGAAAAGAGCATGTTCAATCAGGTAAGTGGTGCAGACCCCTTCTCAGATGAGGATGAGGAGGACGAGGATGCCAGCTAAGTGGCAGCGTTTTAGAGTAGACGCACCAGAGGACTTTACCCCTGGTATGCGTGAGGCTTTAGGAAAAGAAGTCGTCGAGTTTATTAGAAGACGCACTGAGAGTGGTAAAGATAAGGACGGTGGTAAATTCATAAAATACTCTAAAGCCTATATTAATTCTAAAGCGTTTAAAATTGCTGGTAAGTCACCATCGAAAGTGAATCTTACACTCTCTGGAGACATGCTCATAGCCCTAGATGTGCTAAGCCATAAAAGCGGTTCAGTGTTGATAGGGTTTGAAAAAGGTAGTGAGGAAAACGCTAGGGCAGATGGGAACGTAAAGACCAGAGACTTTATGGGTATCGGGGATAAAGACTTAGAAAACCTAATCGACAAGGTGAGGGATAACTATGGCGAATAGCTCGAAACTTAACCGCACTGAAATTGACCGCTTTACTACGAAGCTTCAAAAGCAATTTGGCAAAATTGTAACCACTACATCTATGCAAATGCTTGGTGCTGAGCAGGTCAGGCAAATGAAAATCAGGGTGCGGTTAGGCTATGGTGTTCGCAAGGAACTGGGGAAGCGTGAGGCTTTCAAGTCTTTAAAACACCATTCGCCTAGCTATACACGCTACCGTGAATTAAACAGTGATCAGCTTGACCCTGAGACTTCCCCGAAGATGCAAAATCTAACTTTCACAGGTCAGCTAGTGAGGGATATAAGGGTAATTAAGTACCGAAAAGATAGTTTTGTTTTAGGTCACAGCGATAAAAAGCGTGATGGTGATAGCTTTTCTAATAAGAAGTTATCAAAATGGGTGCAAGAACAGGGTAGACCTTATATGTATGTAACAGACTTAGAATATAAAAAGCTTTTAAGGTTTTACCAAAATAATATCATCAAGCCGACCTTGGCTAAAATTTGACATAACTGCATGAGGTAGTATAGCATGATTCTTAGATCGAAATACCATAGCCCTGAGGGTGAAGGCGGTAGTGCTGGAAGTAGTGCCGGATCTAACCAACCTAGCTCTAGTGGAGCATCGAGCGACGGCAGTGCTGACGCTAATAGTTCAGGATTTGTTACCAGAGAGGCTTATGAGCGCCTACAGGCTGACCTTGTAAAGTACAAAGGTCGTTTCCGTGATGCTGATTCTAAACTTAATGAATTTGAATCCCAGGAAAAACTAAGGCACGAAGAAAAGCTACTCGAAGAAAAGAAATACCAAGAACTATTTGAAACCCAGAAAAAACAGATTGACGAGTTAAGTAATAGGATAAACGGTTATCAGAACCGAGAGGTTCAAGCGGCTAAGTACAGTGCTTTAACCGAAAGTCTAGGGTCACGAATACCGGATAAGTATTTACCTGTTATTCCCCTAGATGAAATCAAGGTCACCGATGGTGAGGTTGATCTTGAAAGCGTTAAGGAAGTAGCTGCTAGGTTTAAAACTGAGTACTCCGAAATATTTGCTCCTATCAAATCTAAAGATAGGATGGGCGACTTTCCAAGTGGCTCCTCCGGCAAAATGAGTATTGATAAATTCAAAACTCTAGGGAAGCAAAAAGGTGCTAAGTGGATGCAACAACAGCTTAAGAATAAAGCTGTAGACTTCGGCTAAGCAACGACTCCCCTAGAGTGAAACAAAAACTTTAGGGGAGTAAAAAAATGGCTAAAACTAGCTTGGCAGATGTGCAGAATCAAATCCAGACCATGTGGTCATCAGTGTTTATGCAAGAATTTCTCGAATCACACCCACTACCAGCCCTAGTAAATAAGCAATACGAAGGCGATATCCGAAAGCGAAACGATCGTGTAACAGTATCCCAGATAGTATCACCTACAGACACTAAGCTTCGCACCGTTGGTGTTGATGCTGATAGCTTTGAAAGCCGTAAGCTACAGACTGCTTCCGTTAGCCTTGTAGCTGACAAGCGTGCCGTTGAATCATATGAGTTTGAAGACCTAGTTGAAATTCAGTCTATCATTGATTCTGGTGATCCAAAGGTGCGTCAATCCATGATGTTTTCCATTGGAAAGCAAATCAACGATTACCTATACAGCCTAGTAGCTCCCTCTGCATCTGCACCGGATCACACACTGACAGGCATTACCTCTCTTAGCTCCACTAACATGCTAAGCGTTCGTACCCTAGCATCACAAGCCAAATGGCCAGCCGAGGAGCGATGGTTGCTAGCTGACCCTGGTTACTACTCTGATGTCGTAGCTGACCAGTCCTACTCTGAAACTGATTTTTCAGGTTCTGACATCCCAGGAATGACTGGACGCGTTGGAGCGAGACGATACGGTTTCAATATCGTCGAAGACAATAGCCGTGGCGCTGCTGCTAAGGAAGCAATCGCTTTTCACCCTGACTGGTTGCTTCTTGCAATGCAAACGGAGCCACGTTTTAAGATTTCAGATCAACATGCCAATAAGCGGTTCGGTATGGTACTTTCCGTCGACCTTGTGTTTGGTGCAACACTAGGCATTAATGGCGATGTTAAGCATATCAGTATTGCTCCATAAGGTGACTAATGCGGTTTAATAACTTCGACAACTTTTCCTACATCGAGGCTAGCAGCCCAAGTGAGTTGCTAGCCCTGCTTAGGAAAATTATTAAACCAGCTAAGGTTCATCAGTTCGGTGAAAACAGTAAGGGTAAACACTATGCCTATGTTGAAATACTAGGCAGTGGAAAAGATAAAATTAAAGATGAGGTAAATTAATATGGCTCAGGTAGTAGCAGATGGATACAGCAGCGTATCAGGATCCCCATTTTCAAATGAAAGCATCTTAATTCGCAGAACATATGACTTCGCTCTTGATGGCGGTGCTACAGCAGATACTTATAAGCTTGTAGACTTCCCCGATGGTGCAGCAGTTCGACTAGTTGGTGTTGTTTGTAAAACAGGTGTCACTTCAGGCGGTGCAGCTACAATCAGCGTTGGCCTAGCAGGTGGTACTGGAGCCGAAATGCTTAGTGCTGAAGCAATCAGTAGCTTCGCTGCTGCTAACGATTTCGCTGCTGGTATCGCTGGTGCGGTTGCTGTTGTAGCTGACGATATTGAACTATCAATCGGTACTGCTGCACTGACTGCTGGCAAGCTTGAATTGATTTTTGAATACATTGCACTCTAAGCAATGACAGAATCAATACAAGGATTAGAAAGGGGTAAGTTTACCCCTGATTCTAATTCAGACATATCTACGGTTAGGACTACAGTTGATAGTGGTGCAATTGGTGACGATGCTGAGAAAATCACACGTGATCAAATCCGCCACGATATCCAAGTCGAACTGTTAGAGGACATTTTAGAGGAACTGCAAAAAATAAATGTTTATTTTGCAGTTATCACAAACACTAAAATATAGGCATTACTATGCCAGATATGATTTTAGATGGAACAGGGCAAGGCTACAGGCTGAAGGTTTTAGAAGATAACTCTATACCTGTAACGGCTGTAGCCAAGTCTGAAATGGTCGATACTTCAGAAACTACAGAAAAAGCCTTCATATTTGCCAACGGTGGCATTCCTAGTATCACAACTCTCAACACTATCACGCCTATTCTTTATGTAAAAAACACCTCTACTACTGAAGTGCTGCATATTCATTCTTTACGTTCTTGCGCTACACAGGTATCCAAGTGGAGGGTTTATAAAAATATCA